CTCAGCATCACCAATACTCTCAATCAAATCCAAGGTTTGAGTCTTAGATTCCTGAGAAGTATAATGTTGATGATATGTACTAGTAAGATATTGCTCAATCTCTTTCAGGGTTTTGTCTTCTTGGTATTTCCAAAACCCATTTTGGTTTTCATTCATAACGATTGGTAAAGTAAAATTGTCGGGAATGTCTGGGTACATCGAATCAAGATATTCTTTGGGAGGAAGCGGTGTCCACTCATACCCCCCAGTATCTTTAACCCATTTTTCTCCTGTGGCCGTGTAGGCAAAGTCCTCCTTTCCCATGTTCAGTTCATCATAAAGCATACTCCACGAATTCATTCTATCACTCCTCGGTCAAAAGGTCAACATCTGCATCGACTTTATCATAAAGATCAACAAATGCTTGCTTGGTATCATCATCAAAGCGATTCAGACAAGTGCGGATTGCTTTGATCTTATCACCAAAGATGGCATAAGCGCGGACAATGTGCACAAGGCGGCGAGTGCTGATCACTTCATCCACACCACCATCATAGAAGGTTTTGCGGATCAGTTGAGCCCAGTCAGCAAGATTCTTGCAGAAAGATTCATCATCACACAAACGGGACAGAATCTTGATCTCTGTCGAAGGATTCGGATACTCCTGCTCAAAAGTCACAGGGAAACGCTCCAAGAATGCTTCGTTGAGGACGTTGGTGCCGATGAAACGACCGTCATCAGAACCCTTACCCTTGGTGTTAGCGGTAGCAAAAACTTGGAAACCAGGTGCAGGTTTCACATAACGACCAATCTTCTTCAGGAAAACTCCCTTACCTTCAAGGATAGACTGAAGACACAGGATCTTGTTAGATGCAAGGTCAATCTCATCTAGAAGCAGCACAGATCCCCGTTCCAGTGCTTCAACCACTGGGCCGTTGTGCCAAACAGTGTTGCCATTAACAAGACGGAAACCACCGATAAGGTCATCTTCATCGGTTTCAATAGTGATGTTTACACGAATCAACTCACGTCCAGACTGAGCACATGCTTGCTCAACACCGAAAGTCTTGCCATTGCCAGACATACCAGTGATGAACACAGGATAGAACAGGCGAGACTGGATAACTTTCTTCACGTCAGAAAAGTTCCCGAACGGGACAAAAGTATCATCTTTCTGCGGAATAAGGTTCAAGATTTCCCGAGCGGGAATAACCATTTCTTCTAGTTGCTCCCTTGCTTCTTGAATGGTCAGGTTCCACTTGCCACGCTTAACCTTGTACTTTTCAAGGTGACGAGTAACGGTTGGATAAGTAATATCGGTCTGTGCACAATATGCACGAACATCAGCCGCAGTAATCGTGTCACCGTACATATCACGGAGCGATTCAACGACGGAGACAGTGGACACTCGGGACATTGAGAACCTCATTGATTATGTATACATAATACCACGAAAAAAGCGCCCTTTGGGGGCGCAGTGGACGGTTTGCAAATTGTCCTAGGCAATCACCGAGATGAACTTGGACAAGATTTTTTTATTGGTCTTCTTCCCACCATAGGATTTTTTAAACGATGAGAGAATTTGAGCCTTAGTTGCTTGCTCTGGAACACTAAATTCGGAAGATGATTCCAAAGAACTACAGGACAAACCGATCAACTCATCGTATCCAAGGGTAGAAGAAAAGGTGACAGACTTTTCTTTTGACCAAATTTTAGTACGTTCTTCCTGTTCAGTATACTCAAGATCCATACGCTTGATCCAAGACCTGAAGTCGCGATTGGGAAGAACACGTATACCAATCATATTCATGCCGGGGAAGCAATCTTTGAGATTGGTAATAAGAGTAGAAGTTAGATTCCAATATTGATAACCGATTGGATAATTATTTCCAGTTTTTCGGCAACGAACATATCCATTAGCTCCAATGCTACGCACACCCACATACTCTTCATCATCATAGTTGCGTTTGATATCAACGTAACGAACAGAGTTGCAAGCTTCTCCATCAGTCAATATGACACAATGCACTTTCTGAGTCTTAGAACGTTTGCAGAAGTCTGGGATAATGGTATGCATGGAAACAATTGCCTCATTCAGAGGAGTTCCAGAAAGAGACATTCTTGCTGGAAGAGTATAAGGAGTTGACTTATAAGTACGATAAACTTCGAAAGTTTTAGCAACCCGATACATGTTGCGGATATGCCGATCAAAATCTTTCGTCTTGGTAGTAGAAGACAGAATGTTCAGCATGTTGAACATCTCAGGTAGAGCAAAATACCCAGACTTTTTCTCAGTATGCTGTTGAGGGATTAGATTACCATCTTCAAAGCGAGAAGAGGCTCTGTAATTCCACTCGGAAGAGAATGCATACACATCAAAAGGAATGTTAGTTTTTTTACAAAACCAAACAAGATTGAACAACTGCTTCAAAGTTGGCATCATCTGATCATTCATAGATCCAGACCAGTCAAGAACAAAGACAAGTCCATGACTCTTACCATCCTTTGTGATGGAAATCCTTTTGAAGATATCTTCGCTGTATCTGTAGGTGTGAAGTTTGGCAGTATCAAGAACACCACTCTTAGAGACAGAGGTTCTAGCATATGCATCGGCCGATTTACGGCACTCAAACTCTTTTACCAGATAATTGACTTCTCGCTGAGCATCTTTCTTATAAGAAGAGAATTCTTTATCAATGTCAGAGAACATCAATTCATATGAGAACCCATTGAGTTCCATTTCGTTTTCCCAAAAACCTTCGATATACGAATGAATTTTTTCAGGATCAACAACAACGGTATCAAGATTAACTTGAGGAATTTCCATGTAATATGGATCTCCCCAACTATCATTCTGAGAAAGATTTTGAACGTTCTCACTCAGAGAATCTGCTGTACGAACCTGAGGTTCTTCACTGTGCTCCCCTCCAGCAGAAGACTGTTGCTCGGAAGTTCCACCATATGATTCACCATCCTTAGGTTCTTCAGACTCACCATCTTCTTCTTGCTGACTTCCAGACTCGTCAAACGACTCAGATACCTGGCCGTTATTATTCTGTTGCTGAGAGTTTGTTGTAGGAGGTTCTACCGCTTCTTCTTTCTTAGGAGACTTACAGTAGTTCCAAAGAGCAACGGCGGCCTCAAGGGCATCCTGAAAGGTCTCAGCAGCATCAACCATATCAACGATCTCTTGCTCTTTCTCAGTAAAATTAATCTTCAAGAAAGATCCAATCTTAAAGTGAAGATTTACACGATCGGCAAGATTCATCTCATTGACGTTATCATCCTCAAGGGAAAAGAAATCGTCATCTTGAAGTTGCTTGTATCCACGATAAAAAGTCTTAGGAAGACCAAGGTAACGACGCTTCATCAACTTTTCAATGCGAGCATCTTCAGTCACATTGACAAATTGATGAGGGACTTTATACTGCTTTGAAATCTCCTCATCGGGAGTGTAGAGAGCGTGACCAACCTCATGAGCAACCAGCAGGTCATACACTTCTTCGGTTGCCTTTTGCCAGAGAGGAAGAGTCAAAACACGATTGTGCACATCAAAAGAGGCCGTGTCACACTTCTTGTGCTCGATGATGAGATCTTCGGTTGCAAGGAGTTTGGCAAGGGTTCCTTTGACGGCGTGATTGATCACAGTGCTTTCCCGAATGTCTTTGTATTATACGAAAAAACCCTGCGCTTGGCAGGGTTCATGTGACACTTTTTGAAGTGGTTGAGACGGGCTTTCGCCTGTCGCAATGCCTGTGGTTTAAGGTGGCGTTTCTGCTCCTTTTTGGAGTGATGCTGCCAATTTGGAACGTTAGTCACGTTGCCTCCAGTCTTCTGGTTTGTCTTCCGTCCACCAGTCTACCATATCATCAACGCTTTGAAAACCACGTTTACCAAAACGTTCATGACCAAGACCGCCAATGTCAAGTTGATTCAAAAAATCATCCATGTCACCTTGCTGCATATCTGGATTTTCTGCAGTTCTTCTTGCTTGTCTGAGAATAGTAGCAGCAGATCTATTGGCCTTTGCCAATTTTTCAGCCCATATCATATCCGCTAAATCAACACTTTCACCCAATACAATCTTTTGACAAATTGCCTCTAGGCGAATCCGATATTGTGTGGATAACATATTTTCCTTTCGCTGGAGTATTTATTCTTTGACTAGACGAGAAAAAGATCCGACTTTTTCAAACGTAATAGTTCCAGCGAATTTATCATGCAGTTCACTGTTGTGAGA